CACCGGCAGTAATATCTATGCCTGTCGAAGAGTTAATAGTTAATGCACTTAAAGCAGTTACACTATTTGTAATTACACTACCGTCAATATTAATATCATCAATATTAATATATAAGAGTGTACCTATTTCGTCTAGATCTAATGCCTTTGTAATATTAGTTAAACTTGTATCTGTAAGTTTGTTTTGGCCGCCGATTTGGTATGCTTTTGTATCATCACTTAAATCAAAGTTAACATTCGAAGTCCATGAATTTGTAGGACTTTTCCAAATTAAAGACTTTGTACCAACATCATTTGTATCAAGAATTAAACCAGCTTCGTCAGCATCTACTCCGTCTAAAGTAGTACCGTCGCTCATTTTAGCAATTTCTATGTTTTTGTCTTCAACTCTTAATGTAGCAACATCAATACTTGTAGTCTCGCCTTCTACAAGTAGATTTCCAGTAACACGTAAATCGCCTTCTACATCTAGTGTATATTCAGGCAATCTTTCTGTTGTGAATATACCAATTCTACCTTCACTTGCATCAATATATAATGCATCAATTGTAATACTACCATATAAAGAACTTGAAACACGCAAACTAATATCATCGTCATTTAATTGATTTTCAAAGTATACTCTAGGTCCTACAACTTTTTGTACATGTGCTTGCGAAGCACCAATTGTTAAACCACCATTGTTAAGTATTTTAAGAGTACCAACAGTTTCACCATTTGCGTTAGATGGAAGGAAAGAGTCAGCAGTACGAACAACTCCTGCTCCTGTTACAAGAGCGTTTGCTGATTCTGCAATACCTCTATATTTGAAATTTTCTTTATCAATAATGTTTATACCAGTAAATATCCTACCATCTGGATTTGAGTCTGTAACTAACCCTAGAATTCGTTGACTGTATATTGGTGTAAAGTCTAAGTAACTAATTACAGCTAACAAATTTCCTGCTGCATAAAGATTTACAATAGTTCTCGATCTACTTTGCTCGTCTAACAAGCTACTCATTTCAAAACCGCTTTTTCCTTGTGCAGATGTATATTGCGGACCAATTAAAAATAGGTCATCGCCGTCAAAAGCATAAACCTGATTTCGTAGATTATCTATCCATAAATCACCTGCAACCATTTGCGGTTGATCATCTTGAACAAAAGGGCCACCGCTTGCTTTCCAAACATCACCGTCATAAACTTTTAAACGCTGTTCTGTAACATCCCACCAAGTTTGTCCTTGTAAAGGATTGCTAGGCGCTGCTGTATTTGAAAAGTTTTCAAGTAGTTTAATAAAGTTTTCGTTGAAGTATTCTCCGTATCCTGAGTAATTCCTGCCAACAAGTACTAAGTTAGTAGAAGTATTATCTATCTGTCCATCAACTAGGTCTGTTAATAAATCTCCATTTGTTTTGTTTAACTGATAACTCACCTTATTCTCCAGTATAGATAATGTAATTTAATGCTAAGAATGGGTTCATTACATTTAATTCTTCACCCAATCTAGGAACAATGTTGCCTTCTGCATCTGTAACAGTTGCAGATTGTTTAACACCGCCACTTGATGCATATCCTTGTGTGCCGCCGGCACCAGGTTCAATAGTTAAAGGAACAGCTTCGTCATCTAGAACAGGACCTGAACCAACTCGTGTTGCATAGTATTGTGTTCCTGAATCACCTTCCATATCGTGTTCGTGTTCTGGTAGATTTTCTAGTTCAATTGTTGCACCTTCAACACCAGAGTTACCACCAATAGCATCTGCTGCAATGTCTGTAACTCTGTTAACACTAGGACCTCCCATATTATCTAGACCCAATGGAAAACGTCCTCTTAAATCTGGTAAAGCAAAACTATTTACACCTGCATCAGATAATAGACTAGCGTCCTTAAAGTTGTATCTAATTACGTTAAACAGAGCTGTATAATCAGAAATTTTTACTTCAGTACCATCACACAATAACCATCCTTCCGGAGCTAACTCTCCTCCGAATGGTACAATAGATCCTGCTGGTACTAAAGGAATAGTCTTTAAAAAATTCCTCTTTGTAATTCTATAAACGCCTGTTGTACCGCTTGTAACGTTTAGCAGTAATTCATCTGCATTGTTTGCATCATATGTTACTGTTTTGTTAGATATAAAACTATTTGAAATATTTAAGTTGAATGTTTTTGTAGATCCGCCTGTTTGTCCATCAAATTCAAAACTAACAGTATCTACATCGCCTGTTGCAGAGAATGTTGTAGCACTCGCAAGTTTATCTGCTGATCCAGCTCTTCCTGAAACTGTACCGCTAACATTACCTTGTAAATTTCCTACAAATGTATTTGCATACATATTATCAAATTTCTTACTCGGAGTACCAACATTTCTTGCCGAATTTTCATCAGGGGAAATATTTGCAAGTGTTGTTGCACCATCTACATTCAATGTACCGCCTATGAATGCATTTCCTTGTATACCTATGCCGCCTGCTGTTCTAATAGATCCTGTGGTAGTATTTGATGCTGCAACAGCACTGTTAATTTGTAAATATCCACTATCTGGAACACCAATTTCAGGATTAATTTTTATATTTCCCGACACTTCTAACTTTTCTTCAGGTGCACCTGTGTTTATTCCTACATTACCTGCTGCGTCTAAACGCATAACTGTGGGGATTAGATCTCCGTTTCTTAATCTAAAGTCAATAGCAGATCCCGAATTGTTATGTTGTATAACACCAGAGCCGCCGCCGATGAATACACTCAATTCACCGCTAGAGCCAATTTGTATACCATCATTACTTTTAACTTTAAGGTCAAAGTTTGTTGTAGAACTTGCATTACCTCTCAAAAAGTTTGATGCTGCTACAGGTTCAGCCTCACCTGGAATAACTAACGATTCTGCTTTTTCAGCAGTACCATAATACTTTAGTGTTTCTAATCCTACAAGAGCTTCGTTACTTAAATTTAATCCTGCTTTAAGACCTTGTCTAAAACCAGGTATTGTAACTTTTGGTACAAATGCTTGTGCTGTAAAGATAGCAGCAGTTTGATCTTCAATTTTTACTGTGAGAATATTATATGCTACATCATCATCACCTAGAATATTTTCTGCTGCTGTACCTGTTAGCAAACCGTCACTAAATTCAGGTCCAATAAGTATCCAGTTAGATCCTGTAAACAGATATAGCTGTTGTGTATCTGTATTAGCCCATAGGTCACCAGGATTTGAGTTAGCTACTTCAGGTGCGCTCTGTGCTTTTTTAAGCCCGCCTGCTGTAACCCACTGTGTACCATCATAAATTTTAAGTTGGTCAACGCCGTCTGTGTTATCGTACCAAAGTTGTCCTTCTACAGGACTGTTAGGAGCACTGCTATTAGCAAAGTTTTCTAGTAAATGTAAAAAGTTTTCATTAATTGCTTGACCGTATGACGTAGTACTACGTCCAGGAAATTGTAAAGAAGTATCATCATTAATTGTACCATCTTCAATTACAATGGAGCCTTTGTTTACAGAATCAGTATAGTTTATTGAGTATGCCATATCTTATTCCTTAACCTGTTAAACTCTGAACACGCACTGTATAGTCAATTTGTATTAGTCTGTTAAGTGACTTTTGAACTGGATGGAAGATAACATGTGTTAATAGTCTACCTTCGCCAGTTGCTGAATAACTTCGTAGTCCAAGTTCGTCAAATACAAAAGAATTATCTGCGTCCGTTGCTGTATCAAACGCTTGTTGACCGTTTGGTTCACCATAATCTAATAAGCAACTTACAACAATATCAGTGTAGTTTGTACCACTTAAATGACGTATTTCTATTTTATTACGTGCAGGATCTGTATTGTTTACATTTCTATCATCAACAATTTTTGTATATGTTTGATTATAAAGACTTGCATTTGTACCTGTACTATTTGGTGTTAGGTATGTAATAATCCCAGTAGGATCTACACTAGTACCACCATTACCAAAGCTCATGCTAGTAATGTATCCTTGACCTTCGTTGCCTAAACTTTCCGCCATTGCAATACTCATGTTTTCATAATGAATTGCATTACGCTTGTTTACGATTATTTCTTGTGTTTCGGGGTCAAAGATTTTTATATGTCCTTGCACCAAAAAGTTGTTGTTATCTTGCATGTTACTCATCACTTTTCCTATACTGTATTTATTCTGGTAACTCACTTGTGCCTGCACGTAAGAATCTTGCAATTGAATTTTCTGTT